GCGGACCGACGCCGTGCGGCCAGTCTGCCGTCGCGCCAAATCGCATGACCAGCAACGGGCACGAGCCCTCGCCGACACATTTGGCGTCGTGAATGACCTCGTTGCCAATCATGATGACGTGCTGCCAAACCTCGTCCGATTTGTCCTCCCAATCACGCCAGAAGGCCCAAATCACCTGCGTCCGGTCGGACGGCTTGTCCTCGTGCTTCTTCTTGACCTCGGGAGGCACCTTCTTCCACACTTCCTCGCCAACGAGTTCGCGGACGTAGTGGTTCCTAGTGAAACGCACGGCGGCGCGGTAGTCGACCTCGCCATAGGGTCCGAGGTCGATTTCGAGTTCTCGGAAAGGAATGGCTGAAACCGTGATCGCCGAGGCCGGATGCGGGCGCTCGACCCACACGGCAGCCGTGCCGATCGCGAGGTCAGGGTTGAAGGCTTTCGGGATTTCAGGATAAAGGTTCGACGCCTTCATCGCGGCGAAGATCGCCTGATCGTCCTTCTTGATCTGGTCGCGGACCTTGCGCCAAACCGGCCCTTCGGCGCCGCCCGGCAGGTCCATGCCCGGCCCGCGCTCGCACCACGGCTCGGCTTCCGGCATGAACGCGCCGACGACCGCCGTGACAAAATCCTCAACGATGATAAAGGTTTCGTCGGTGTTGAGTTCAGGCGCATCCAACATGCGCGCCTGGCTCGGCGACGTCATCGAGGAAATCTGGCGCTGGCGATTCGGCGCCGCCAGAAAATAGCACTCCTTCACGTCGAGTTCGATGTATGACTTCCATGTTCGCGCCGCGGCGAGACGCGCAACTGCCTGCTGTTGCAGGTCCTTCGCCTGGCCGGTCGAGGCGGCTTCGCTCTGAACGGAATTGGTCGTCGAGGGGATTTCTGCCATAGGTCAGGCGGCCTTGCCGGGCGCGATGCCGCCAGTGAGGGTCGAGACGAGCGGGGAAGTTGTGCCGCCGGCGATCGCGAGTTGCGTGCCGTAGCGCGCCATCAGCGACGCCATGTCGCCCTGCGTCTGCGTCTGGAGTTGGTTATCGAGGCTGGTCTGCGCCTGCTGTTGCTCTTGCGCCAGCATCGGGTCGACAGGAATCTTTGGTGCGCCCATCGAACAACTCGCCTCCGTTGGCGAGCAGATGGCGATAGAGTGCGTCAGGCCGCAATGATCCGGTCCTGACGCGGAGCAAATGCTTGACCGCCGAGACGCAGGTGAAGCCGGCGCGGCCGCGCCAGCTCATCGGGGCGTCGGCGCGCCTGCATTTGACGATGACGCAGTGAGCGGCGTAGCGCGCGATCTGCTGGCGCGCGATCTCATGCTTCGCGTGGACGATCCGCAGCCCGGTCCACTCGGCGTCGAGGAACAGCCAGCAGTCGCCGACCGGGACATAGGTGAAGGCCGAGACGTGCTTGAAGTGGCCCATCGCCAGCGCGGACAGCCAGCGCGACGAGGCGTCGGGGTGGAAGACGACGAACCATCCGGCGGGCTCGGCCGCGCCGACCGGCTCGATCTGGTCCATCAGCCGGCAATCCGGCGCATCGTCCGGCGCATACGGCCGATCTTGGCCGGCATGACCAAGCCGATCGGGCTGAGGCCGATCATGCGGCGCCCGTCGCCGAGGCCTAAAATTAAGTATTGGAGGGCGTCACACAAGTCGGAGTACCTGTCTTTTGAAGGCTTTAGCACGCCTTTTTCTTCTCGTTCCAAATGGTAGCGGCCGGACATGCCGACGACCAGCGTTCGGCAGACCGGCGAGATGACGACGCGGTTGACGCCGGCCGGGTTGTCGTTGAGCGCGAAGGCGACTGCCTCGACACGTTTCTCGATGTCGTTCATCGGCACCGGGGCCGGGATCACGGGCATCCCGTGCGCGGCCCAAATCTCGTAGGCCGATTGCTCGTCGTGCTTGTCGCGGCCCTTAGGATCGCCGACGAACCGAACCTTCTGGCCTGGGTAGTGCTGCGTCAGGAACTTCTGTACCTTCGGCGCGAAGACCGACGGCCCCTCGTTGAACCCAAGCATTTCGTATTGGACGTAGACGCGCCCGCCGACCTCTTGGGCGAACACGGCGGCGGGGTGGACGCGGCCAAAGTCGAGGCCGACCTGCACGTCGTAATTGGGGAACGGCCGCAGCGCCTCGCGCGAGACATGGAACTCACGCCGGAACATCGGCCAAACCGGCTGGCCCTCGGCGACCAGGGCGACGCGGTTCATCAGGCGCGAGTCGATCCACGCCTTCGTCTTGCCGCGCAGTTGGCGATCGTAATAGTCGGCCGGCAGGTTCTTTAGGTTTTCGGCCTCGGGGTTGATGTGGTAGCCGGTGATCTGGCCGCGCGCGTCGAACTCCTCGATCAGCGCGGCGGGCTGCATGTACAGGCCCCACGAGTCCGGCCATTCGTACAGCGCGCGATCGGCCTCAGCCAGACCAACCGGCGGGTCGAGCCCATAGGCCATCGTGGCGAGCCAGTGGTCCTCGTCGGGCGCGTTGCCGTCGCCGAGCACGCCGCGCCACGTCGGGCCGCCATGTTCCTGCGGCGGGTAGCGCAAGCGCGAGTCGGCCTCGTCGAACAATTCCTTCTCGATGAAGGGCAGTTCGTTGAAGCATACGCCGGTATACTCGGTCGAGCGCAGCTTCTTGACGTCGTCGGTCTTGTCGAGCGAGATAAAGTCGACCTCGCAATGGACCGGGCCATCCTTGAAGGGATAGCGCAGCTTGTGGCCCATCGTCGCGCCATAAGTAAAGCGACCGTATGTGTCTTCCGGGTAGGTCTCCAGCCAAGTACGGATTGTAGAACGTTTCAAATCAGGCATCGTATTGCGCACCATCGCGAAGCGCGTATACCTAACGCCGTCTTTGGGGCTTGGCCGCTGTTCTTGGGCGTGGCGGCCGACACGCAGACACATAGCCTTAGTCTTGCCGCTGCCGATCGGGCCGCCAATATAATCCACCGGATGATTGGCGAGGATGAAATCTGCCGCCTTGGTGCCGCCGATGAAATTGAAGACGGAACTCACGGCATTCTCGCTTCCTGGACCTGCATCAGGCGCGCGCGGGCGGCGCGGAGGATTGGCAGGATTTTGGCGTCATCGTCGTCTTCGGCCTTGTCGCTGTCGCCGGCGGGCTCATAGGGGCCTTGATAGAGGTCTGGCGGGACGGTTTCAGCCGAAATTCTTTCGCTCTCGGTTTCCGAGACGTAGCTTGCCAGTTCTTTTTCGTAGGCATCGATGTCCTGATCTGACCACCCGTCAAGCTTGAGGTTCATGTGCTCGAAGCCGGTCGCCCACCAGTGAGCGGACTTGGCGCCCGGCCCTTCCCAATAAGCCTTGTCGAGCCGCGTCATCATCCACCACTCAAGGCCCTCGTGGCAGCAGAGGTACTTGTCGGGCTCGACGCCCATCTTGAGCCGCGCCGGCACGCCCTCGTCGATGTAGGTCACAATCCCGTCGGTCGATCGGCCGGCGAGGTAAGGCACGAGGAACTGCCGCGAGACGATGCACGGCCAGGGGTGGAAGTTCTGCAAGCCGGGGTATTTCTGAAACAGCGAGACGATGGCGCTGACCGGCGCGGCTTCGGAGGGCTTGTCGCCGCTGGACATCACACGCCCCCGTCGGCCGGCGGCGGCGGCGCGCCGATGATGTTGGGGAATGCCGGCATTCCGGGCCGCGGCGGTTCGACGAGGCTGGCGACGGCGGGGATTCCCACGCGGGTCATCTTCTCACAGTGCTTGGCGATGATCATTTCGTCCTTTTCCGTGGCGGGCGCGATGATCAGCCGCAGGTCGACGCCGTTGTCCATCCGTTCGATCTTCGCCTTGAGCTTCACGCCGAGCAGCACGGCGCCAATCTCGGGGTCGGGCGACAGGTCGCTCAAGGTCCCCTCGCGCAGGACAATCGTCTTGACGAGGCCAATTTTCTTGAGGTTTCGGCCCCACTCGCGCAACTCAAAGCCGTAGCGCTGGACGAAGTACTCGGGAAGGCTGAACACGGCCGACACCGCGCCGCGCGGCTTGTTGCGATTGGCCTCCGCCGCCGCCCGGTGCGCCCGCATGATCCCCGGCAGGTCTTCGCAGTGCTTGGCGACGCGCGCCGCGTCAGCCTCGTCGTCGGGCTGGATCACCAGCCGCACCGCCTTGTTGGCGGGGTTGACCGTGACGTCGCAGCGCAGCTTGACCTTGCCCTGGTGGCCGGCGGCGAGAACCGAAGTGGCGCCTGGCGGGTTCCACAGCATGACCTCCAGGAACTGCCCCTTCGTTTCGAGCCCCGACGCCCAATCGAGCAGTTCCTGCGAATAGACCTTCAAGAAGGCTTCCGGGATGCGCACGAACTCCGCCGCCACTCCCGGCCGATTGTCGTTGACTGGCCGCTGGATCGTGATGCTCATAGCCTCAATGACCTCTTGGTGAGCGGATCGCCCTGATAGTCCACGTTGCAGTCGGCCGCCTTGAGAATCGCCGAGCCGAGCTTGATGGCGTCCTGCGGCGACAACACACAGCCGGCGGCGCCGAGGATCACCCTCACGCCGCCGGAAATGTCTCGCTCGACGCGCAGTTCCTGAAACGTGCCCTTGGCTTTCAGGAACGACATCGGCTCGACTTCGATCATGGCTTTTCCCTCGCCTTCGCCATCGCCTTGCGGGTCCGCCAGCCCTTGCGGGAGGCGGCCGTTGAACGTGCGAAGGCTTCCGGCGGTAACTCAAGCGCCTTCGCAACCGAATCGCGTAACCGCTTCATCGCCGCCTCGGGATCGTTGTAAAGAATTTCGTATCGAGATGGAGATTTGCTTTTCAGTTCCAACGAAACGGCATCATCGCAATAATGGTGTTCGTAGTGATGATGCAGGCAAAGCCACCTAACTTCCAAGGGCTTTAGATAGTCGTCGTGGTGAGCTTCAGCATTTGGATTGCCACAAACCTCACACGCCGCGGCGACGAGTTCCCCATCTCTGCGAGCACGGGAAACCGCACTCCGCGCCTCGTTCTTTATGGAGGACCACCGTTTTTGGTTAAAGCCGGGGTTCTTTTGGATTGACATCATCGCCTCGTAACGGTACACACATGACACCAACCGGGGCGGAATGCAAGAGGGAAAAATGACCCTTCTCATCGTGTCGGCGATCTTCGTCATCTGGCTGTTTCTGGTGCTGCGATAATGACCCCCATCGTCTCCTACCTCCGCGTCTCAACGCAAAAGCAGGGCTTCTCGGGGCTCGGCATGGACGCCCAGCGCGCCGCCGTCGAGCAGTTCGCCGCCAACAACGACATGCGCATCGTCCAGGAGTTCGTCGAGGTCGAGACCGGCAAGGGCGCCGACGCGCTCGAACTCCGCCCTGAACTCAAGGCCGCCATCGACCTCGCCGCCCGCATCCCCGGCCCGGTCGTCGTCGCCAAGCTCGACCGCCTCTCCCGCGACGTCCACTTCATCTCCGGCCTGATGCTGCACAAAATCCCATTCATCGTCGCCGAACTCGGCCCCAACGTCGATCCCTTCATGCTCCACATCTACGCCGCGGTCGCCGAAAAGGAGCGCGCCCTCATCTCGCAGCGCACAAAAGCCGCCCTCGCCCGCGCCAAGATCATCGGCACCAAATCAGGCCGCAAGCTCGGCCAGACCACCGAAGTCGGCGAGCGCCGTAAACAAGAGGCCAACGACCGCGCCAAAGAACTCGCCCCCGTCTTCGCCCGCCTCAAAGACCTCTCATCCCACACCGCCGCCAACAAGCTCAACCAGATCGGGATAGCGACGCCGACCGGCGCGCCGTGGTCCGCCCGCACCGTGATCCGCGTCCGCGACCGGATCGCCGCAATGAGCCGGACATGAAACCTCTGGCGATCGATCTGTTCTGCGGCCTTAAAGCAGGCTGTCTCGGAGCCCTAGCGCCTGTGCTGTCATCACACCGCGATCAAGAAGCGCGTGGCATGTGGGGCAGAGAACCCAAAACATATGACGTTGCGTCGTATTTCGGTTCCTCCATGCGCCATTTCTGGCAAACTCTGGCTTGTGCGCAACGTCGAGCACGCGAGATTCGCCGCAGCTTTCGCAGCCAACTGGAAGGTCTGGAAAGGCGCGACGAAGCCATTCGATCACGCCCTTGCCCTTGGTCGACCTTGGGTCTTTGTGTTTGTGGCGTTGCCACATCTGCTTATTGTATTCTGTATTTCTCTTGTGGAATGCGGCACGTGACTTTCTCGCGCCTTCCGTCGAGCATCCCTGTGAGCAATATCGGCGATTTGTTGAGGGCGGCACGATGCTGAAATGCTTGCCGCATTCCAAACAATCAGCCCCTGCTTTGGTCACATCCGTTTGCTCGCACCTACGGAGCCTGCCGGCGCGGCTCGCGCACGTCGAGCTGCACCATTTCTTGTCAGGCCGTATGGCTTGGAATTTCCCGCCGCAGGATTTGCATAATAGATCATACATGGGGGGATTATCTACATGAAAACCCGCCCTATTGCAATTGATTTGTTTTGTGGGATGTTCGGCTGGAGCGAAGGCTTGATCGCGGAAGGGTTTGATACGGTCGGCTTTGACTTGGAGGACATGCGCGGGCAGTTCGGATTCGCGCCGTTGCCGAATACGCAACTCGTCATCCAGGACGTTCTGACGCTGCACGGCTCGCAATTCAAGGACGCGGCCCTGATCGTCGCCTCGCCGCCCTGTTTCGTGGCGGACACGCTAATTCTCACCGATCGGGGGCTCATTCCTATCCCGAAAGTCGCTGTCGGCGACCGTGTTTTGACGCATCGCAATCGCTGGCGGCGAGTGCTTAGGACGGGCGGAACTTTCTCAAAAACCGTCATCGCGTCCGGGTACGGCGCTTTTCTTGAGGGCACGCCTGAGCATCCGGTCTATGCGCGGCGCGATGTTGGCTCCCGCCAAGTTTGGGGGGCAGCGGAGAATCGGCCAATATATCACCCGAAGAAATTAGGCGACCCGGAATGGATACATCTCGCGCAATGCGCCGGCAATCATTGGGCGAGCCCGGTTGAGTTTGAGACGCTGCCGGTCCCAATTCTTCCAAACGAATTGCCTGATACTTCGGCGTTTTGGTGGATGGTCGGGCGTTGGGTTGGCGATGGATGGGTGCGGCTGCGTGAGGAAACCAGAAGCGGCGACGAAGTTATTATTTGCTGCGGCAACGATGAAGCGGACGCTCTTGAACATCACCTCGCGTCAGTTGCGCTACGGGTCGGTGCGCGCGCCACGCGGGGCGAACTCCATTGGAGGCGGTCTCAAGAGAGAACGACAGCGCGGTTCACGGCGGCGAGCAACGCTCTTGCGGAGTGGTTGACGACGCATTTTGGACGAGGCGCGGCGCAAAAATCATGGCCGGCTTGGGCGTTTGGGATGGATCGAACCAGGCGCGAAGCGCTCCTAGATGGATATGTTTCAGCGGATGGCAACCCGGATATTAACGGGGGCACACCGATCATCAAAACCACGTCGGTCAGCAAACAGCTTGCCATCGGCACTCGTTTTCTTGCCGCCTCTCTTGGGTGCGTTTCCGCCGTCCATCGGCAATTTCGACCGGCGACTTATGAAATTGAAGGTCGCATCGTCAACCAGCGGGATAGCTGGGATACGCGATGGACACCTGGGGTCGAGCGCAACCGGCTCGTCCAGAGAGAATATGGGATGCAATGGGGCATTGTCCGCAGCGTGGTTGAGGGTCAGTCATCGGCGAAAGTTTGGAACTTGGAGGTCGAGGAAGACAACAGCTATGTGGCCGATGGCGTGGTCGTTCATAATTGCCAAGAATACAGCTACATGGCGATGCCTTGGAAACTCGCTAAGGCGAAGGCCGCAGCGATCCGAGCCGATACGACGGGCGAAAGCCTCGTTCGGCTCAATCGGTTGTTCAACGCCTGTTTCCGCATCCAAGCCGAGGCCAGCTTAGCGGCTGGTCGGCATATCCCGATGATCGTCGAGAATGTTAGAGGCGCCCAGTCGTGGGTAGGGAGAGCGCGGTTCAATTTCGGGTCGTTCTATCTGTGGGGTGATGTTCCTGCGCTGATGCCAATCACGCGCAGGGCGGCGAAGGTGCCGAATTTCCGCTTCGACGGAAGCGGGCGATCGTTCCAGACAGCGAGCGTCGAAGGAACAAAACAGGGTGGCGACTGGTTTGCGGAAGCCCGCAAGGGAGGGGCCGGGGGAACGTCCGCAAGCTTCGGTTCCAAATCCCCCGCCCGCAAAGCCGCCAGCGCCATGATCGCCCGCATACCCCTCCCGCTCGCCCGCTATATCGGCGCGACGTTCAAGGGCGACGCCCAGCAGGACCGTGCCGACCAGGCCTGACAGGCCCAACCCGCTCAGGCAACCGACCGCCACCGTCCGCCGCCAATGCCGCCGCAGCGTCAGATTGCCGCATCCCGCGACGCCGCGCCTCCGCAGGGTCAGCAACAACCCGCTCCAGCATCGCACGCTGCGCAGCCGAAACAATGCGAATCGGCTTCATGCGTCCATCCAGTTCTGTTCGCATCGGCGCTGCAAAGCTATGCAGCCGGCCAGAAGGTGCGGCGCGTGGGGAAACCCGCTCGTGACGTACCCCGTCCCGACGTAAGCCTGCGTGTCGACGTAGACCACGCCGAGCGAGCGAATCTTCCCGGATTTAGCCATCGCAAGAAGCTCCTCGCAATAGTCGACCACGTTCGCCGCCGCCTCGCCGGCGACAGCCACGTCCTTCCGAAACCCAACCACAACCTCAGCCATCACAAACCCCTATAGGAGCAAGCCCAGCGATCGCGCGTGGTCGAGCGGATGGCGCGGACCTTTCGCCATATTGCACGGCGCGCAGGTCAACTGAAGGTTCGACCGCCGGTTCGACCCGCCCAGCGCCTTCGGCATGATGTGGTCGATGTGGACCTCGTCGCCCAGCCGGCAATGGCAGATCGCGCACCGGCCGCGCTGAGCCTTGGACAGAATCTCGATCGTCGCCGCGCGCTTCGCGATGTGCCGGCCACGCTTCGCAGCCCGGACCTCGTCAGGGTGAGCCAATTTCCACGAGCGGACCAATCCTCGCGCCCGAGCCGGGTTCGCCGTGCGCCACGCCCTGTTGCGCTCGCGCGGCGTCGGGCGCGTCAGACGGTCAACCTCGCGCGCGGCGTCGCTCTCAATCTTCTCCGCTGCCCGCTCAGCCGCCTTAGCATCCCTGGCAGCCTTCTGGCCCGCCCGAAACTCTGCGTTGGGCAAACCGTCAGCAGGAAGACCCATGCGCCGGCGGAAAGCCTCTCGCCACTTTCGCCGCTGTTCTGCCAAAGCCGCAGGGTCAGCATCCCACGCCGCGCGCTTGGCCGCGTACCGAGATGCTTCTTGAATTGGTGAGCGTCCCAATATTTTCAGAGCCCCAAAAATTCGAACACCCCAACAAATCCCACAGGTTTTATGCTCTTGCAAGCTTCGAGCACGGCGAAACGACGAAACTTTTCCCCCGGCCTCACTCAGGCGGGATCGTCCAGGTTTGGAGGGTTCGCGGTCAGATCGATGGTCGTCTTGACAGGCAGACGTTCGTCTGACTGACCTGAGTTGATGACGATTGTCACGCCAGGAGAATGACTTACGCCTGTTCCTCCCGTACTCGATGTATCGCCTGCCATGCGCTCCAGCGCCAGCACCGAGTTGACCGCAGGCATGTTGTCGGCTGCGTCTCTGATCTCCGCCAGGCGCTGAATGTTGCGCGCGTTGACGCTCGCAAGGAGCATCTGCCTTCGCTTGCGGACGTATTCGAGCACATGTGGTCGCTCGAAGGATTTGCGGACTGCTGAAGTCGTCATGCCAGCTTCTTGAGCGGCAAGATCAATCCGTTTCCCCTCGTCGACCATAAGCGTGAGGGCTCGGGCGAGCTTGCCTT